TCCTGTTATTTCAGGACCAGGTATATGTTTTGAGCTACCTATTGCAGCTTTTCTTGCTCGTAATATATTTGCTATCTTTTTTAGATAAGGACTATTCTCTTCCATTTCTGGAGTTATTTCATCTATCTTAAATTTAGCAAATGTTCTTTTACCAAACATTAACGGATTTGTATTGTTTGTTTCTACATAGTCGTATACATGCTTAAATTGATTACCGACTTGACGCATTGATCCAAACTTATCACGTATTATTTGTCCATCTCCAGGTAATACATATGCTTGTGCGTCTGTAGCATTAAATCCATCAAAGTCTATTACGTCTTTAAAAGCAACAAATTCAATTGGATTATTACGATCATGTGGTGTGTGTCTTTTGATTGCACCCTCAGCACGTTTAATATAATCTATTTCATCTTTGCTTTGATTATGTTTACCAATAAACATTTCTTGTGCAAAAAATTTGTTTATAGAATAGTTTAGTAAATAGTTTTTAGCAGTTGTTCTATCTAATGTTTTTATAAGAGTGTTTTGTTTTATTTGATTTGGATCTTTTTTAACTTGCTGTAAAAATTTAGTAGTTTCTTTCTCTAATCCACTTAAAACAAGTTTACCATTCTTTTTAACAATCTTAAATGGATTTACTTTATCTCCCTCTTTGTAGCTAGCTGTATTGTATCCTGCATCTAATGCCATTTGTAATAGCTCTTGTCTTTGATCTGCAGTTTGTGCTATTGGTGTTTTTATATAATATCTTCTTTTAGCAGATCCAAACACTGCTATTGGCTGATCGTAATATGCTGTTTCACCCAATGAATATCTTGAAACAGATAGTAAAAAGTCATTAAAGTCTGTAAGCATTAGCTCTTGACTATCCATTTTTACATATTTTCTATTTCTTCTACTATCCTGTTTTGTTGCTTGTGGTGTAGAAAATACACCTGACAACATGCTTATATCTAACTCTTGTCCAGGTACAGCAGATAACATTTCTGCATATATATTTTTAAAAGTATAATTGCCATCATTATAAAAACCTAATTCTTTCATTAGATCTAAAAATGACATAATATCTTTGCCAGCTAAATCTGCATAGTTTTCATTTTTATTATGTAGTGAGTTTTCTTTATTTATAATTAACGTTGGATTTTCAGATACATCATTTACTTGTGTAATATAATTTTTAGATCTTGATTGCACTATAAGGTCTGCTAATAAAACATTAAAACCATCTTTGATTTGCAGTTTGCCTCTTTTGAAAAAATCTGCTCTATTGTTCATATACAGAACTTCTAATGAACGATATCTTTTACCTTTATAGTTATATATATTACCTGCACCTATTTTTCTTTTATCTATAAATTGATAGTATGGTGAATCAGAAAATAAAGTATTTAATGCAGATGCAAAATCTTTATTTAGATTTTCAATTATATTTTTTACAGAGTTTTTATCTTCTGGTAACTTTGGTGCAAACCATCTCCTATTAGCTTGTTCTACCATAGAAGCGTTCCATCTTGCCTCATCTGTATTTAGAGATACACCAGGCACCCACGTAGTAACACCATTACCTGCTCGCATAAATCCAACCTCTTTCATGGTTTCTATTTTCTTATTAGCAAAGTCTATTGACATTTCTAATAATAAAGCATCTACTAATGTATCTTTTTTAAGTTTTGATTTTAGGAATTTTACAAATCTTACAACCTCTCCATTTTGACTTTCTGTAACCTGTGTTACAAATGTAAATGTATTTTGTTTTTTTGTTTTTTGTCCAATAGAATGTAGCTCTGATAATAAATCTTTTACATTAACAGGATTTTTATCATCCTTTTTACTTTCTTCTATTGAGTATGCTTGTATTAACTTTGATGTTGTATCTCCAAATAATACTTCTTCTTGATCGTAGATGTTGCCTTTGTCATTTTCTTCAGCAACAATTTCTTCTTCTGTATTAAAACTAAAAGTTAAAACATCATCGCTTCGCTCTCCTTGATCTAATCTTTCATTAACAGAAGCTATAAGATTGTTTACGATACGATTATATTCTTTGAATGTAGATCTATCTACACCTGCTCTAACTCTTCTAAGTAGCATATCATGCTGTATACTAGAAACTCCTTGTGGTGCTTCTTGTGTCTGAGTATTGTATGTCTTGTTGTTTTGTCTGTAAAGCTCTTGTGCAATATCCTGAACGGCATCTTCACCACGCTTACCTTTTGACACTACTTGCTGCTGTACAATGTCAAATAGTCCTTTGAATGGTATAACATCAAAACTAGCTTGTTTAAGCATAGCACCTTTATTATAAGAGTTTTGTTTTAGCTGATTATCAACATTAAGAGTGTTGAAGTTATTTTGTATATACCTCATCATCTCTTCATAGTTCATTAACCTAACTTCAGGTATAACTTTTTCTACAGCCGCTTTAGCTTCATCTTCTTTTGCTAATCCAGCAACTCTTTTGTACAATCTTTTAAGTATGCTTTCGTACTTACGTGCTTCAGTTTTATTATCTATTACATTTGATATACCACCTTTTCTATTAAAGTCCTCATTGCTATATGCAAATGATTCTTCAAGCAGACCATCCTGATCTTTATCAGCTAATCTTTTTATTGATCCATCATTTACAAGTTGTGCAAAAAATGATTGTAATGCATTCTTATATGCTATTGTATTACCTGAATTAGCTGCATCTGCAGCAGTATCTAATAAAGATGAAAGAGTAGAATCAATATCTCTTCTTCTATTTTCTTGCATATAAGTAATCAAATCACCACCTGTTTTGATCTGACCATCTATTTCATATTTTGTAAGTAAAGGATAATTATATTGTATATTATCTATTAAACGTTGCACATTACCATTTGGTGTTACAATTTTTCTTTTTATTAAAAGATCATTTAATCTTTTTTGTAATGGTGTTCTTGCTATAGATTGATAGTATGGATGTGATAGCTCATGAATTAAATCTGTTTGCATTGCTGCATTTGGATTTACAAGTATTGTGCTACTAAAAAATACTGCTGAAGCAGGTGCACCAAAACCCTCTATCAACTGTCTGTTTACAAACTCTATTCGTACATTAGGAAATTTTTCTTCTAATGAAGATCTAAGTATGCCCTTGATAATACTAGCTGTTTCATCTACTCTAGTTAAATATACTCTTGTAGGTTTTTTCTTATCAGTAACTTTTAGATTGGTGTGCTTTTTATTTATTTTGTCTAGCATTTCTTGAACCTTTTTAGGTGTGCTAGATTCAGATGATTCTGTAACTTTTATATTAGAAGTTTCCTCCTTTACTGATTTTTTACTTTTTTTTTTAGATTCTTTTTTAGATTTTTCTATTAAAGATTTATACTCTTTTTCTGTTAAAGATTTTACTGGTAGATCCCCTTTACCTAACTCACTTACATTAAACAACATAGTGCCATCTTCAAACTCTTCTATTCTAAATCTATATCTAACATTACCAACAGTTACTGTATCTGAAGAAGTTTTAATAGGCTTGCCTTTATCTTGCATTTCTTCAGTATTAGCATACTTTGATTTTTTATTATTTTGTATTTTATCAGGAGTTATAGAATCTTTGGCTTTATCTACAGTTTCTGTTTCTTTTGCAGTTTCTTTAACCTTTTCTGTACGTTCTTGTAGCTCTTCTGTTTTAGCATCAATCTTAGCTTTTGCAGACTTTACAATATCTGACAAGGTTTCAACTATAGAACTATCTTTTATTTTATCTTCTACAAAAGATTTTATTTCATTGATTACAGCTACAGTTGCACCTGTTAAGTCTCCTTTTTTAATACTGTCTACAATTTCAGATGCTTTTTGTTTTGCTTCTTCTTTAGTAGGTAATCTCTCACCAAGCTCTTCTCTAAAAGATTTTAGCTTATCTTCTATTTTTTGTGATGCACCTGGAGAAACTTTATCTAAATATTTTTTTGTAAAGTTTGTTCCTTTTCCTATTTGTGTTCTAAAAAAATTAGATAACTTTTGTGCTGGTTCTGATTGCACTACTTCTTGTGCTGCTTCTTTTACACCTTGTTCTCTTACTGTTTGCACAGCTTGTCCAACACCTTTAGCTACAGCTTTAACACCTTTAGTAACAGCCTCTGTAGCTCTTTGTATTATACCTGGCTTATCTTTTTCTTTTTGTCTGCCTTCAGTTGTAAACTCTCCAAACTGTTCAGGCGTTAATCCAATAGAAGATTTTTTTACTCTTGTTTTGTCTTTTGTAAGTTTACCTAATTTTACTGTTGCTAAATTTTGTATAAGATCTTTAAACTCTTGAATTTCTTGATTATAAATATTTACCTCTTGATCAAAGTTATCATTTATTTCTTGTTTTGTTTGCTCAAGCAATGTTTCATCTTGAATGTCTAGTTCAACTTGTTTTAATTCTTCTTCTCTACTTTCATTAGATCTTTCAATAGCTGCTTGTCTTTCCGCTATTTCAACACGTGATAAAAATATTTGTCTTTTACCTGCTTGTGATAGACGATTGCCTTTGTGTGAAGATTCATAAATATCTTCATACTGTTCTATAGCTTCTATTAATTGTAAGCCAACTTCTTCTTTCATTTGACCTTCAGCAACCATTCTTTCTACACGACTTTTAGCTAATACAGCATTACCATTACTATCTATAACAGTATACGCTATAATATCTTTACGCATAGATTGTGCTTGTTCAAATTTATTTACATCCATCAAATCACCGAGTCTTGTTTGTTGCTCTTGTATTTGATAGTCTCTTTCTGCTATAGCATCTACATAACCCCCTCTAGCACCCATCGTAGCACCTAAAGCAAATGCAGAAACACGAACATCTAACATTTCAGGACTTTTGAAAAACTCAGTATAAGTCATGTAGTCTTCGCCCTTTTGTTCAGCAATAGCTCTATTTTTAATCCACTCTTGATATACTTCTTGATATTGCTCAGCAACACCCTCAATAGATCCAGTAGCAGTAGCTTGAATAAATGGTGCAATTTTTTGTGCAAAAGGCATAGGTTTTGGTATACGTCTAAAGCCAGCTGCTAATCTACCTAATCCCCCAAACACAAGACCAAATTGTGCTACATCAGCTGCAATCCAGTTTGTGTTATCTCTCCATACTTGTGTTGCTGCAGCTTGTGCTTCTTGTGGAGTTAAACCATCTGATAAAGCTTGCTGCATCGTTTCTCCTGCTACGAAAGCACCTTCTGCAAAGTTACCACCTACACCACCACCGATTGAAGCAGTAGCAATATCAATGCCTTTACGCATCTCCATTTTTGCAAACTCTTCACCTTCTTGGAGACCTCTTCTTTTAGCTTGTCTTTTGGTTGCTTTTGATATTACTGGTTTATATAGTTTTTCGCCTACACCTAATGTTCTTGCTGCTTTGTATGCTTTATTAGAGTTTAGTAATAATCTAATTGATTTTGCTGCAGCACCTGCTGGTAAAAAGAAAGACATAGAATATGGTAATAGTTTTGCCACATCTGTAGCCCAAAATCTTGGATCAGCTAATTGTGCCCAACCAACATTTTTCATTTCTTCAGGTATAAATACTTGATTTTTATTTTGTATTTCTGATCCTTTTCTTTGTAAGAAATCTCCAATAGTTGTTTTTTGATCTACATCTTCGTCCCATGGAGTTACAGCTGCTTTAAGAAATTCATATGTATCTCCAGTTCCTTCTATTAGCTGACCAGTACCTGCTGCTAAACTTCTTGATAATTGTGATTCTGATCCAAGAGCTTGTGACACACCTGCACCTAATGTAGCACCAGCAAGAGTTCCTGTAGGACCTCCCAAAGAACCAATTAAACCACCTATTGGTATAGCTAAGTCTTGACCACTGACTATAGGTGCAGAGTACACATTTGGATCCATACCTACACCTTCTGGAACTAAACCAGCTTCCCTTTCCATTCCTGCATTTGTATTTTGTGCGTACTGTCTTGCACCTATCTCACTAATTCTTTGATCTTCTAATCGATTTCTATTATCTACCGCAGCAGAAAATGCAGCGAAAGGATCTGTAGACATGTTAGCATCATATTGATCGATGCCTTCTTGTGGTGTTTCGTTAATATCAGCCATTAGTTTCTAAAATATTTTTGCCAAAGTCGGAAATTAGTTTTCTTTCTTTTATAGTCTTGTTCGGTAGAATTTTCTCTATGCCAATCCATTAATGCAGATACATTACCAGACTTCAATATATTAAAATATTCTGGCATTTTTGCCTCTAAACCATCTTCTTTATCAAAAAATCCTTGTAATAAATTAACAACATTTGTATTTAAATCACCACCTTTTTGATTTGCTACACTAAACATATCAGACATTAAATAGGGAACCATTTGTCTAGGTATCTCGCCTGTATTAGCTATTGATCTAAAAGGTATTTCAAATTGATTCATTAAAACTTTAAACCCTCCACTCATATTTCCAGCATACATTTCATCTAATGCTTTATTTGTTTGGTCAATAGCTTTGCCTCTACGATCTAATTCTTGTTTTTTAGCAGTTACTTGTGCATTATAATTTCTAGCATTAGACATTGCTTTATCATATTCTTCATCTGTTCCTCTTTGTCTAAAGTCAGCTGTTTTAACTTTTATTTCTTTATAATACAAATCATTATCAATAATGTCTGGCTCTTCAAGTTGTAATATATAAGCTGGTCTAAATGTTACAGATTCTTTATTAGATACATTTTTCAATAACTCATCTATATATTTTTTTCTATTTGTAGGATCAAGATCTTCTGCGCCTGTCATTAATAATTTTTCTTTTGTTTCTCCTGTAATTTCATCTGTGTATGTAGCTTTCATACCTAAAAATACACCTCTAATTGTCATATCTTCTGAAAAAGCATCAATGAAAGGAACATCACCCTTCATAGATGCACCAATATTATTAAACAATGTATTAAACATTTGTTCATTATTTTCTATTTTCAATTTAAATTTACCATCATCTGCATAAACATCATCACCTAACCCTGCAGAAATAAATCTTTCATAATTTTTTGAATCATTTACAAATAGTTGTCCAGCTGAATCTAAAGTATAAGATCTTTGTGAAAGTAAATTTTTATTATTTTCATCAATTGTAAACCTACCTTCTAGCTCAGGTAGTAATCCTTTAGATTGTGCTACGTAATTGCTAAAACCGCCTGTAGATTGCAGTTCTGCTGCACGTAAACCAGTGCTTGGAAATAATAGATCTTTTGTATTAATTAACTCATCTACAAAACCTGTTTTAATTTCAGCTGTACCAAATTTTATATTTGGATCATAGTTTGGATCTTGTGTTAATCTTTTTCTTGCATATGCCTGCATAGCAATACCAAATGGATTATCTCTTGCATCTTGTACCATTTGTTCTGCATTTGGATCATCTGAAACATGATATGCATAATCTGCTATTAATGTTTGTGCATTTTTAGCTATGTAATCTGTAAGAGATATTGGATCTTCTTTTGAGAGTTCATTAACAAAATCTGTATTTAATTCGCCATTTAATTGTCCACGATATGTAATAACATCTGATTTTTCTGCTCTCCAATTATTAAGTGATTCTAAATCTTTATGTGCAATTAAATGTGCTGTATTTGGATCTCCTTGTGCCGCAATAATATTACTCAATGCATTTTGGTTTTGTTTCATTTGAAACACCTTATCATTATTTAATAACTTATATTGATAGTTTCTTATATCTTCACTAATGCCAAGTCTTTGTGCTTTTTGTAAACTACCTGCCATTCTAATTTTTTCATTAATAGGATCAAGTAAATTTTGTGACAGTTCTTGTAAATCTAATAAATCTTTTTGTCTTGCATTTGGACCTGTTGTAAGTTCTATCGCAGCATTAAAGGCAGCATCTAAATACTGTTGATTTTGCTGTTCTAACGCATTTGCTTCATTTTCTCTTTGTCGTTGTAAATTACGTATAGCTTGCAAATATCTTAATTCTTCAGCTCTTTGCTGTTTTATATTTGAAGATCCTAAAAATCCACTTAATGCGTTATATCCGTATGCGTCCATTAGCTTTTTGTTATTCCTGGTGTAGTAAATTGTGTAATATTGTTTCCGCCTCCATATATATCATCTTGCAGCATTGATGTTAGTTGGTAGTAATATGGTGATGTTGTTCTTGATGCAGATCTTTCTTGTAGAGAACTAAATACTTTACTTGCAAAATTTGATGCACCTCTTTTATTTTCTAAAGCCATTTGTAAATCTGCTGTCTGCTCTGCTTTAGATTTATTTAACTCAAATTCTTCTGCAAATGATAATGCTCTTGTATATTTATCTTGATTTTGTCTATTTAACTCAGCATCTTTTGCTGCAAAATCCAATAAAGCACTAGCTCTTGCTGTATCTAAAACACCAGACATAGCTAAAAATTTAGCTCTATCTCCTGCAGTACCCCTAACAGAATTTTCTAAACCTTTTTGATATGCATTATCTATATCTAATCTTGCTTTTCTTGCTTCTTCTGGACTAAAACCCATTTTAGATAATTGTTTTGTTTGCTCTAAATGTGCTTTAAATTGATTAGACAAGCCTGGCAATTTTGTTGGTGGAACTTGTTTCATTGATTCAATAAAAGCTTTTTCACCTAATGCAGCTAACATTAAGTCATCTGGTCCTTTTATTTGATTTCTTATTTGCTGTACTAAACCAAGCGTTCTGCTAATATCCATACCAACCTTTCCAAGTTTATCTAAAAAGTTTGGTTGTTGCATATTTTTTGGTTGATCAACTATTGTGTTTTCTTGTGGAGCTTCTATATAATCTGATATACCATTATTATTTTGATCTAACATTTTATCAGAAACTATCTCATCATCTTCGAGGCCGTATGCTGTTGGCGTATCATCTTCAAATGTTTGATTTACATTTCTTGTAAGCATATCCATATAAGATGTAGCTTCAGCTGATAAATCACCATCATTATATGCTTTAAGTAAATCGTCATTATCTTCATATTTACTTAACTCATCTTCTACAGACATGAGTCCTGCAGGTTGATTTATAAAACTTGATTTAGCAGGATCATCATCAGGCAATTCATCTATATACTTTTGATATTCTGCTAATCTAGGATCTAAATCTGGTTTATCTTTTTTTGCTTCTGTATATATTTTAAATGGTCTTTGTACTCCAGGAAATGTAGTTGTTAATTCTCTACCCTCATCTTTAAGATCTAATTCTAATAAAGATAATCCTTTTTCTCCTTCGGCTAAACCTTTTAGTCTTTTTACTAAAGCTTCTTGTCCTGAAAACTCACCTTTTAAACCTTGTGCAAAGGTTACTTTACCTTCAGGATTTTTAGATAACAAATCATCTATAGTACCGCTTTCTAAATATATTTTTTCATATGCTTCTTCTAAAGCTTTTAGATCAGCTTTATTTGTGTAGGCAGATAATATTTCATTAATTATATTAGGTGTATTACCTTCTTCACCCGTAGTAAGTCTACCAGTAGCACCAAATGAACCCATACTTCTAAAAAGTTTAAGTGCATCTTGTTGATATCTTTCATTAGATTTTGACCTCATTAATCCATGTTATTTTTTTTCCACTTCTTATGATTTTTAACTATCATATTTATTACTTGTTTTGTAGACATACCTGGTTTGTATTGATCTTTAATATGGTCATAAACACCAGCACCTGGTTCTGCTTTTACACCTGTATCTTTACCATTTTTATCCATAACAGTTCCATCAGCTGCTACAGGTAATGGATTCTTTTTATGGCTTGCTTCACCAGGAGTAACATTTTTAGGATTGTTAGCTTCTTCTTTAAATATTTTTGCAGCTTTTTCATTATTGCCTTTTTTTATTTCTTCACGCATTTCTTCTTCTCTATTGTTTACAAGCTCACCACCTGTAAATTCAGCAACAACATCAGCCTTACCGCCTTTTTCTGCTTTCATTTTTGCATCTTTATAAACATTTTGTTTTCTTGTTTTATCATTTGCAACAAAACTTGAAGGCTCTTGATTATCTTTCATGTTTGGATATAATTTATCCAACATATTTTCTGTAAATCTTTTTATTTGATTTGTGTTTGCAAAATCATTTTTATCAACTGGACCTGCAAACATTACATTTTTAAAAAATTCATTTTGTTGTCCTATGCCTGGTCTAATATAATTTTTCATAGCTTCTTTATAATCATTTTTTACAACTGCATCAAAAAATGACTTGTTGTTTGAATGACCAGTTCTTACATAATCTTGTAACACAAATTGACTTTTTATTGGTAATTTAGAATACGCACCTTTACCATAATCTGAATCTATTTTATTTTGTGTTAGTTTTTCAAATTTAACAAAATCTTCTTTAATCATATTTTGTACAGTTTTTGCAGCCAAAGGTGGTTGTTCTCTTTTAATTTTTTTTGCTTTAGCTAAACTTTTAACTGTATCAACAACAGAAAAACCAATTTTTACTGAATATGTATTATTGTCATTTTTTTCAATAAAAGGTTCATATGTTTTGTTTTCTGGTATAAAGCCAACTGCATTTGGATTATTCATGCCTATTATACTATTAATATAATTTGGCATCATACTTGCCTTTAATCCAAACTTTACCATTTTTTCTGATCTATCTATACTCATCTTAACCTATATTTGCTTGTTGATAAATATTTTCTTTTTTATCTGCTTTTCCAGTAATAAAACCTGCTGATCCTGATCCTCCTGATAATCCATAAGGATTTACAGCTAAATTTCCAGGACCATATGCACCAATTGTTTTTATTTGCGGTATAGCAGCTGGACCTGCTGGTTGCATTTGAATTTCTGGTATTGGTGGCATTTCTGGATCTGATCCACCAAATAAATCAACTACATCTTCTCCTAAACCTGTAACAAAATCAATACCAAAATCCATAGCAGGAAATACAATATTTTCTCCTACCCCTTCCACAATACCTGTTACTGCATCTGCAGCAAGATCTAGTACATCTCCACCAAGATCTATACCTGTTTCAATACCTGGTATAATTATACCTTGAAAAATTGAGTCTATTCCTTGACCAACTTGATCAAATATTGGTCGTCCAATATTATCCATAATTGGATTAATAGTAACGTCAGCTACATCTTGAGCAATATCAAATACTGGATCGGCAACTCCTTGTAAAATATCCGATCCTGCCCCTAAACCACCTTGTAGAATACCACCTGCGGCATCAACACCACCACTAATAATATCTGTTAATCCACCAGCAACACCACCTACTGCATCACCTACACCACCCACTACATCGTCAACAAAACTTGTTACAGCATTAAAAAATCCTCCCAAAAAATATTCAGGAACTTTACCACCTTTTTCCATACTTCCGTATCTAAAATTACCAGTGCCATAAGGATTATTGTAACCTGCTGTTCTTTGATAATATCTTTGTTCAGCTTCTTGTCTATCTCTAGCATCTCTAGCTTCTGTAACAGACTCTCTATAGGTATTAATTATTTTTTGATTTCTTTCTTCTAATTTTTGTTCGTACTCACGTTGTAATTTTCTAGCTTTATCTCTTTTTTTCTTACCTCCAAATAAAGAAATGCCTAATCCTATTAACCATCCATAAGGTCCTAATGCAGCTAATGGACTTGCAGCTGGTATCATTCCTGCTATTGCAGATCCTGCACCTACACCTGAAATACCAGCTCCTAACATTTCACCAGCTGTAAATGTAGTTGGATCATCATCATCAAATGCACTTCTAACTACTCTACCTGCTAAATATGTTGGCAAACCTGCAGTCACACTACCTCCCTTTAAATTTTGAAAATAATTACTAGCAGCCTGTGTTGGTGTAGCAACATTTTGCACAGTTCCAACACCTGTAGTACCGTCAATAAAAGGTTGAGGACTTCCTTGTGGTGTAAAACTTCCAGCTGATACGTTTTGTGTAAATGGATTACCAACTACTGTACCTGGCCCACTTCCAAATCCTTTTCCAAATAAACTTTGTCCAACTGTTGAACCACCAAATTTAGATCCAAGTAATTGTGTACCCATTCCTACATTTTGCAATCCACCCATTAATGATTCACCTACTCCAGGAGATACTGCATAGTCCAATGGGTTCATTATTGCAGGATTCATCATTTCTGCTGTACTATAATCTATTTGAGGATTTGCAACCCCACCATAAGGAGTTGTAAAAGCTCTATTATTTACTTGTTGTATTTTATCTGCTGTTAAACCAGTTGGATTTATTACCGATCCATACTGATTTAAAAATTGATTTATATCACGATATGCCATTAGTTATAAGATTTTCTGTATTTTGCCAATATTGCAAATATATTAAATTTTTCTGTGGTTCTTGCTGATACCCTTACTCTTAAATACGTTCCTGTAATTCTTGGATTTGATTCACCCTCCCCAACATTAGAATAACGAAGTGGTATTCTTAATACTCCTTCTCTGTATTTATGCAAAACATCTGTAAAATCTGTGTCTGTTGGATATGTTGGTTTGTCATTAGTTGCAATATCTATCAAACCTGATTGAACAAAATCAGTTACAAATTCTAAAGATTCAAAATATACACCTGAATCAGTTGATTGTACACCTCTTTGTGTTAAAAGTTTATTACCTTGACCGTATAAATTTCTAAACTCTCTATCTAATTTACCTACTGTGCTAACTACATTCAAGTTATCAAACTTTTTATTTTCTTGTGGTAAATCGTTAATTACTTTTTCAACATAAGATTTGTGAATAACTTTTGCCTCACCAATGGGTGCATCACTTTTTAATAAAGTTCCTAAATTTAAACTAGCATCATTTATAATTGTAACTATTTGTGTTGTTGTGTTATACTCACCTATTACAACACCTGAATCAGTTTTAAATTCTACATTAGTTCCATTAGCATCACCTAGATCTATTAGTTGTAAACCTCCATTATAATCTCCATTATCATCTAAAAAAGTACTAGAGTTAATAACTTTCATTACTAAAGGATAACCTATTGTAGCATCAAAAGTATTATCTGTTGGATTTGATGAATCATCTGCAGCGTGCAAGAAAACATCATCAAAATAAACTGTTCTATCTACATCTTCATCATTCCATTTCCATAACTGTACTGATCCTCTACTAAGCTCATGTGAATAAAATATATAATTAGCCATATTATATTTAAAATCAGGATTACTGCCATATGAACCATATAATGTTGCGCCAAATACAGGCGATGATGTTGTAGAATGATGATAACCATGAGCAATATCACTATTGCTGTCGTATGAAAGCCAAGGTAATCTACTTTTTGGAGTATATAAAGATCCTTGATGTTGTATCCATTGTTGCGGATAACATGAATATTTACTTATAACTGCATCTAAATCTTCACTATAAGCTATTGTAGTATTATATATAGCTCTAGTTGAAAAAGCACCTTGACTTACTTTATTAGGATCTTCTGGGTCTATACTGTAAGCACCAGAACCATCAGCTGGAGTATTTACATTAACTATATATTTTCCTGTTGGATAGTTAGCTCTATCAAATGCATCTATAGATAATCTATCTAAAAAAGTCATATATAAAGTATTTTCAAAAAAATCAAAACCAGCGTGTATACCAATAAAATACAAAGGCATGTCTTGTAAACTTACTCTTGGATGTTTATGATATCTATCTTCTAGTTTTAATCTACCATATTTACAAGCTCTTTCAAATATATCTTTTGTTCCTAGATCATCTGATATAGATACAAGTTTTTTATCTGTTCCATATTTTAAAAACTTTGCAAAATCTACATCAAAAAAGTATAAGTTTCTTTCACTAGCTACAACACTATGCATATGTTTTGTGCCATATTTTACAGATATATATTGATGTGATTCAATAGTATCGCCAGATCCTGTAAATAAAGATTGTACGCCACTAGCATCTGATATAAATGTTCTTGGATTTACAAGTAGTTGTCCAAAAGCTTTTTCTTGAAAAAAATGTATTTCATTATTATAGTTAATAATTCTGTTTATTTGTCCATATATTGCTTCAACATCATAAAAATTAAATATTGGAAAAACTCTAAATGCATCAGTTTGATCGCCTGATAATTTTGTTTTTGAATAAGCTATTTCATTAGGCAATTCCGTTACTGTAACATCTTCTTCGTCAATAGTTAAAAAACTTTTTAAATTGTTTTGTTGTGAATATGTTGTATTATATAACCAATCATTACTAAATGGAGGTGTTTGTTGATCAAAACCTTCTATATGATCATTTGCTCCTAAATGATATCCACCTCTCATATCAGTATTAACAACTGACTCTACAGGAAATACTAACCATTTTGCAAAAGATTTTTCTGGAAATGGACATGTTGTAATTTGATGTGAATATAAATTTACAAATGTATCTCCACCAAAAACTGTACTATGTTGATGTTTATTTTGAACATTTATCGGATGATAATTACCAGCTATAATCCACCTTGTTGAATTTATAGCTGCTTGATTTCTTCCACCATATTGTCCATCATTTGCAATTACAATGTTTACATAATTATAGTAAGGAATATATGTGTCATCCATTCTATGATCTGTACTATTATTAGTAATTATTAGTGGATTATTTATTTTATTACGAGTAAAATCATTAGCATCACAAACATATCCAATATCTTTTACACCTGTCCAACTAGTTATGCTATAAAGAAGTATTGATCTTGTTCCCATTTGTACAGTACTAATAGATGAATAATCATCATTTTCATCTATATTTTTTCCAAATTTTGCATAAGATTTCCATTCATTAGGTTTATTCCAATAGTATTTGCCTAAAGCAAAATTAGAAAACCCTCTATTCCATGGAAATTCTTTGCTAGCATTTCCATCATTATCTGAAAAAAATCCTTTACCTACAAACTCTCCATCACCTATTTCTTTTGAATTTGTTATACTAGTAATCCATCTTAATGTGCTTTGAACACTACCACCTTGAATGTCTCGTGAACCACCGCCAAAATCAGAAGTAAAAAGAGGATTATCAGTTGGTGTTGTTACTCCACCAGGATTATCATGCCTCATATCATCATTACTAACTGATCCATGATTTCTAACATATAAAGCTCCTGTACTATTTGATAAAGAAATATAATTGCTATAATTTGTTATATAGTGTGCATAATAAGTATCAAATACATAACATTTTCCTACCATAACTCCTGCTGAATTAGCAGAATCTGTTTCTTTTCTTGTTGAAAAATGTAAATTACCATAGTTTTGGGCTGAAGCAATTGCTGCCGAACCTGCATTTGAATAAGCAGTTGTAGCATATCCCCAAGATAATCTTCCATCAGCATTTGTATTCATATCATGATGATCATATCTTCTTTGATCATATAATTTTAATACTGATTGAACTCTAATATAAGATTCTGATCTATGACTATATGGTCTTACACCAAATGCACTATCTGGTGAATATAAAACTCCAACTTTTCTTTGAAAGCCACTAAATCTATGGTAGGGAGTACCAGAACCACCAGCTGGACCTGTTGCTCTTTCATAGTATTGTAAACTTCCAAATTCTCCTGAATGAGAATGAAAATTTCCATTAGATGCTGCATCGCATTCATTTAGATATCTATTTAAATTAGAAGCTTGTCCTATAACCATATTGGATCCACATGATATTCCAACATATCCATTTAAATTTGTATCATATACCTCACAAACCTTATCAGCTGTAATAATATCTGTATCTCCTTGTTCTACGGGATCTGCAAATATAGTTGCATCTGTTGAATCAATATATGCATTAGATTGATCAATTGAATCACCATAGTTTATTGTTTGATTTACTAATCCTGATTGTAAAATACTACGATCAGATTCTGTTCTTTCTGCTCTAACAACTCTAAATCCTGATATTTTTTCTCTGACATGTGTAGGAATATTAAAAGTAAAATCAACTGCTAAATCAAATGTTACATGTAGTCCAGCAATTCCTTCTGGTGTAAAGGGATCTTGTTTATGATTAGAATAATCTGTAGAGTTATCATACATAACAGAAGATCCTGGTACAACAGCACTACCATTTGATGATAATCTATAATCTTGTACTAAAGGATTTTGCCTATATACTGTATTGCCATTAGCAGCATCACGACCTAATTGAGTAGCATCTAAGTCTAATTCCCAGTTTATATCATGGTGGTCTGGCATTTGTATATCGCCCATCCAAAGAACATTACCAGGATCACCGTTAAGATCATAAACTAAAACTCCAAATCTATATGTTTCTCCTCTTTGATATCCTCTTTTTGTTCCTGCTGCCATCGGATCTTTATTAGCACCCATAGACATAGTTGCTACATATTCTGTATTAGTATTATTTGTTTGACCATTAGATCCAACTAAATTATCTGTTTGTATAGATTCATTAACAGTTTGTGCTGCAAAAAAAACAGAACTACCATCATTGTTTCCACCCCTGTTGTCAATATTATCAGCTACTTTTGGTACTTGCCTAAAAGACATTTGAACACCTCCCAAAAAATTTGTAGCTGGGGCTCCATCTGATGCTGAATAATATCCGTAACTAGCACCACCTAATACTCTTCGATCTTTATCATCACTAACAGTGCTTCCAGTACCACCATCAAAATCACCATCTGACCATGTTACATCTTGTGCTTTTGTTGGTAAATACCTGTGTGCATAATGATTATTGTTTGAATTAACATTAACAGATGTATATGAGGTGTTTGCATTATTTCCACGAACAGATCCTCCTGTAACTACATCATCAACATTATAAACACTAACTGTACTAGCATCTATATAATAATCAAATACAGTATCATCATTACAGGTTAACATTCCCTGATTCGAATCAATATTATATCTAAGTATTTTTACATTCCATTCTTTTTCAGATATATAATTTTTTTTACTACGAAGATTAGCTGCAAATAATACATTATCTTTTATTGCTATATCTTTACATATGTCCCATGTATTTGACGGTATTAGTATTTGCGCTACACCATCGTCTATAGATTCGTTAAAACTCGTATGTGAAAAAAACGCTTCATTACTATCATTGATATCAAAAACACCAATTTCTCCAACTAATGGAGGTGTATTTTCTGTTGGATAATATAAAGCAAAAACTTTTATTGAATCATATCTATCATCTAAATTTGAAACCTTACAGCTAAAACCATCTGTAGATATTTCACCAGCTGGACTGCCTGAATATGTTGTATATGATTGACTATTAGAATTAGATATATGATACATATTACTAAAAGGTGAGATTCCAGATTCCGCACCTGTATCAGTTTGATATTTATAACAATATTGATAAATACCTGCTCTTAGATTACCACCAATCATTTGTGTGACAACAATTTGACTATGATTAGATTTTGGTATAATATCAAGCTCTTGTGGCTCCATTGTATGTATATCTGGATCTTTTAAACTTAAAGTTCTGAGGGGATTAATATTATCAGTCCAATATACTCTTGATATTGCTTCATTTTCTATAATGCCTTCTACCCTACATTTTATTAAGGGATCCATATTTAAATTTGGAAATTGATTGACATTGCTTGGTGAATTAAATGCTACCCTCATATCAGTGCATTTTATAACTTCTCCTTTATCATTAAAATCTAAAAGAAAAAATGCTGTTCTAAAATCTTCTGTAGCCGTTGATCCAAATGTTTCTCCATAACCAATATAACCACAAACAATTAAAAATAATTGATTTTTAAATGAAAAATGTCCTACAATATTAGCTGCACCACGCATAGGTACATTGTTTCCGCTTGAATCACCAACATCAAATGGTTTTCCTCCTATGTCTTGAAAGTATTTGTCTGGAACATTGCTAGTCCCACCGCCATAACTATCTAAAAAATCTTTAGCAATATTATCTAAATCAACTATTTGTTTGTTACCATTTATATTTTCTATTGTAAAAGTTGTGCCTTCATTATTGACAAGCTTTACATTCATAGCGTCTCTATATGATCCTTCTAACTGATATCTAGGATCAACATCACTAATAAGTCCTTTTGAAAAACCTGTTGCTTTACTTTTTTGTCCTGCCATTAGTAACTATTTAAACCGTCATAAAGTGGTGGATTGTGTGATGTAACTGGTACACGAGCATTCCATAACTTTCCAATTTTTAAAAGCTCTGCTGAGTTAGGCATATTGTCATCACCTCTAACCTTAGCACACAATTGATACCATCTTCTTTCTAAATCTTTAACTATATATTGAGGAACTTCTCCAGCATAATATCCAACAGATTTAAATTTCCACATTATATAAAAAGCAACTGCTTCTTCATGTCCTTGCAATATCATTGGATATCCTTCTGATCCTAAGGGAACAGCCAAATAACTTACTACAATATCTTCATTTGTATAATCAGCAGAAAAATTAACTCTATTACCATTAATATAATATCTATTTAATTGATCAGAAACTCTACTTTTAAATTTAGAACTTGTTGGTGTTAATATACTATCTCCAGCTCTAATACTTAAAAGTTTTACTATATTATCAGGTAATTTTATTTGTTTATTGTGTATTCTTTCTTTACCACCAGAAAAAAACTTTGTAATTTTTCCAACTCCACTTGTTTCTAATGTAATATTATTTCCTATATCTCCAGATCTTCCAGCTGATAATGTAATAAAACTATCACCAGTATTATGTTCAATTTTAATACCTTTAACACCATAATAATAAGAGTTATTTAATTTATCTACAAAATTTCCTAATGTTGTATCTAAGTTAACTCCAATACCAATTATAGTATCATCATTATCAATAACATTAGCTATTGTTCTAAAAGTAAATCTTACATCATTTATTTTAATAAAAGATTTTTCAGTAGGGTTTTCGTCAAATTCAATTTTTGCTGTTGCTTTTGCTGGTAAAGCATTGTGATATGTTATTTCTTTTTCAAGAAATGTTTTATTACTGCCTATATATTGCTCAGCTTCAAAAGCCCATTCAGCCCAAGTTTCTATATTATTACTATAGTTAGCTAAACCTAAATTACGTGCTACATTATTAAATACTCTATTTACTGGTACATGCATAATATGTTATTTTAAACAGAAGCTATAAATACTTCTAATTGATGTCCTGCTACTCCTTTTACTTTTAACGCTGTAGCATTATCTAGAGTTGTTCCTCCATTACCACCCTCTACTGTTGTTCCAGTATACATAATACTAGTAGCTGGAGCTAAAGATGTATATGCAGCATCAGAATCTTCATCATCTAAGCCTACCTGTAAAGCATCTGTACCATCTAAATTAGTTACTCGTATATATTTTACAGAAGCTCTTTTAAAAGTTCCTACCGATTCTCCTGATCCAAAAGTGGCAATTTCTGTTAAATTAGTATTCTCTAACTTCATTACTCTTTTTGAAACATTAGCAATAGAGGCAAATGTATGCGTCATTGTTTGTGCAAAATCTCTTATATCTGCTGTTACATCATGCCCAACACCTAAAGCTTCCGTAATTGTTACTGTAAGCGAGGCTGCGTTAATATCAGTATCTGCCATTTTATGTTGTTTTTAATTTATTTATTTGTTTTTTAAAATTGCCTAGTGGCATAATTTTACATTTACTATATTTATTTGGTCTTTTCCAAACTATTTTATAGTAATAATCATCTAATATAGGCACTTTATATTTTACAAGTTCTCCTTTTTTATTAGATTCATTTATATCTATTCGATAATGAAATGCTCTTTTGTGTTCTTTTTTATCTAAATATACATATCCAAGATCACATGGTAAATGAATTAACTCATTTCTTAAAACAACATCTCTTATCAATATTTCAAAGAACCTAGATATAACTGCATAATAAGTTTTATAATCTAGTTTTCTTTTTCTATATTTTTTTTGCCCCTTTAACCACTTTCCTTTAATACTAACAAGATCTTTTATATTATTATAAATATCTTTTGCTGTATCATATTTATCTTTGTACTTTTTGCTGTACAAGTTTTGCTGTATCTGCATTGTCTGATATTCTATCGCTTGGTACTGCCAATTGTGCTTGTAGTTCTTGTAATACACTTTGTGTTAAATCCTGCACCAAATATTGTGGTATAGGATATATATCATCATCAGTCCAGCTAGGTAACTCTGTTGGATTTTGTAAACACACATTAGCATAAATTCTATATTGTATTGGATCTGTATAACCACCAATAGATTCTCTAAAAACACTTCTAAGTTGCTGTATAATTACAACTTGTTGTTGCTGTGAGTACATGTCTGTGTATGCTGCTGGTGATATTGCATTACTAAAACGATTAAATTTTTTGTTTATTACTTCATCTTTTGAAACAACAGGAACTGCTATAGGTGCATGATTTTGATTAAAAGTATATTGTCCATATTTTATATATAATTCTTTAAAACCAAAATTATTATTGATATCTAAAAGCTGTGGATACTTTATTATAAATCTACCATATTCATCATTATCTTCATATACATCAAAGTTATAAAAATCTCTACCATAAAAATCTTCATTAAAAGTTATAGAACCTGTGTAGTTAGATAAAGATGCAGTTCTATCAGATAAAACTAAAAATTCTAATGAAGAAGCTGTATTTGCATTTACATACGCTTGCCAATCAGCATTTGTATTAAAAAAATCCATACTTTGTGTAGGATTAAAATTTTGAAAACATATACTAGGCAATTGTCTACCGCTTGTAGCTAATTGTCTTAATAGCTTTGCTCTATGATAATGTATCCAAAATTTAACCTGTCTAGAACTTAAATCTTGCTCAGTATCACTATTACCACCATTAGCAATACTTTTAATATTATATACTATTTCATTTAATGTAGCCATACTACAAAAGTAATCTAAAATCTTCTATTAAACAACAATAGGCCTCACACCCTAAGATGATATAGCCTATTATTGCGCAGGGAGCAAAAAGCTCTTTATATTGATTTGCTTTGCTCTGCTTCAATCTGTTGGAACTCAATATTAGCTCCTTCAATATTTCCTGTCATTTTTCTTATTGCTATATCAATAATTTCTCGTTGATATATTTCTCTTACAGTATTATTATTATCATCACTAAAACAATCATGATGATCTCTAAATACAATACATACAGCATCAACTGATCCTATAGTTGCTATTGGTCTAAAATATATTTTTGGAGTTAAATCTTTCGGATCTCTTACATAACAATATGGACTTGTTTCTGTTGGCTTATTAAAAGGATCACTTGAATATTCTAAATCCCAATAATCTTTTGTTCCTATAATTTTTGCTGCTCTAAATGGACCACCATTATAAGATATTCTAAAATGTATTAAATGGACATAGTTTTCAGGCAAATTCATACTCAAAGTGTTCCAATCTTCACTATCTGAATCAAAATCATCTAAGTTATCTGTAAAATACATTAGAGCATCTCTAGAAACTTGTTCTTGATCAAAAGTTGCATAATGATAATTTATAAAAGAAGCTATGGCTTGATCTAAAAACATATTTTTTTCATCTTCTGTAAAATATGGTTGATCTGCTTTATCTAATAGCAAATCCATCAAATCATGAGCTTCTTGTATATTCATTATTTACTTTCTTTTTCTGATTCAACAATTTCCTCTACCACTTCTTCTACCACATTGCCTCGTAATTGATTTTTAAGTAATGCGTGTATATCAGCGTTATCTTTTACCCATAATACAGCTTGATCTTCTGTTAAGCCAATAGTTGCTGTACCATACTTATATACTCCATTTACTCTTGCAAAAATATCTTTAGATAAACATTTTCTAATAAATATTTTTATTGGTGCATCCTTATCATCTAATGCATCTAAGAATCTATTTGGGTTATCGCTAGCATATCCAATAATTTTTGCTTTACGTATATTATCATCCCAATCACCATGCAATCCAATTAAGTGACATAAATCTTCTATTTCTTTTTTGCTTAATGTAGCTGCTGCAGTTACAGCATCTGCTTTTGCTAAAGACATTTCAGCTGCGTTTCTTTCATTAGCTGATAAATCTTCTAAAACAAAATTACCCCCTTTTACTAATGGATGATCTTTAAGAAAATCAAATACTCTTTTATCATACTCATCATTTAAGTCTAATGCCACGATAGCACTAAACATTTCATATCCTGTAGATACTTCTCCGTCTAATGTTTTTAATGAGATCTTAGAACCTCCACGACCAGTATAAGTAGAAAACTTACAATAGTTAAACTTACCTGGGTTTTTTGCTTTTATTAAAACTGTGTGTTTCATTTTATAGTTATTTAATTAATACTCCCTACTTTGGTGGTAATTTCTTACCCTTTTTTTCTTTGACAATTTTACCATTTTCTATCCATGTTTTATTGCCAGAGTGTGTATTCCATTTGAAGCCACTTTGTCCTCCAATAAAGAATCTTTCTTTTTTACTTTGTTCTTCCTCCCTAACCTTTTTTTTAAATCCTTCGGGATCTAAACTTTTTAAATACTGAACTAAATTCATATTACAAATATAAGAATAATGGAGGGGACTAAGCCCCTCCGTTACTCAAATTGTTAATTACGAAATCGTAATATGTGCAGCATCATTTGCTTGAGCAGATGCATAGAACAAAGTTCCATCGCATACTAAGCGAACGGTATCACCTAATACAGCGCCACTAATAAATACAATTTCATCAACAGCTGTTTCAGCTGTCGCAGTTGCAACATTACTACTATCAGTATCTGAATATGACACCATCCCAACGATAGTATCTTCAGCCGTGTTATTAGCAATAGTAACTGCATTAGCAGCTACAGTTCCAATTACAAATTGACAATTCCAACCAGCTCCTGCGTCAGCAGCTAATGGTAATGTAATTTCGTAAGCAGATGCTTGATTTATTACGATCAAACTGCCTGAATCAGCTGGAGTTAATACTGTAGCAGCTGCTACCTTTTTTACAGGCATAGCAACTCTAAGTTGTGGAACAAAGATCGCTTCTTCACCAGCAGCTAAAGAGCCACCTGCAGCATCTGTTCCAGTTAAAAACCCTTTTACAGCAGTTCTTAACTTATTAAAATCAAATTTCAAAGCCATTTCTATTTATTTTAAATATTAATAATTAAGGTATTGCCGTTTAAGCTTCTCTTCCGTCAATACCAGTTAAGTGATTATTGAGGGGTTACTCTGTACTTCACCCCTCTCTAATCGTTAAATTCAGTTATTAAGATCCTGGAGTTATTGTTCCTACAGCTGTAATTCCATCAACAGCATAAACGCTATTAACATCATCAGCTATAGTAATTACTGGACTTGAATTTGTAGCACAAATCCTAGCAATTTCTTTAACCACATCATCTTCTTTACCATCTGTTACAGTCAATTCCACTACACCAACGCCACCGCCAGATTTAGTAAAACTTACATGTACAGATAAATCATCATCATTTTCAATAGTGCTAACAGCTGCTGCTTGAATAGCAGCACAATTGTTATCAGCAGTTTGAAAAAATAAATATGAGTTTCCTCTTGCCATAATATTAAAGTATTATGTTATGCTGCGGAAAGGATTCCACAAGATAACGGGTTACGAACTATAATTCCAGACTCAGATAAAACGTGAGCTTCAAACTTATCATCAGCGTTTGCAGCCATCATAGATGATTGATCGTAAGGATTAATCATACCAGCTACATACTTCTTGATAAATGAACGGTTTGTTCCTTCAGCTCCTTTAGTAACAAGCTCGATGTTAGAAACACCACTTGTTCTACCGAAATCAAGGAATACCATTTTTGCAGACTCTTTTAATCTGTTGTCACCAAAAGCATTTGTACCTGATGCAGCTGAATGTAAATTCGGATCATCAAATACAGGACAGTAAGCAATAGTAATTTTGTTACCCATAGCCATGTAAGAAGTAAAGTTAGCACCAAGCTGAACATCACCATTTACACCTACCATAGATCCACCAGTAAACGATCCAGAAGGAGCGATCACTAATTCTTTCATTGCTTTGTGGAATGCTAAACGACCTTCAGTACCAGTAAATACAACAAACTCATTTCCTTCAGCTTGTGTAGTATTTAAAGATAACTTAGCTAAAAACTCAGTAATGATATCTTCAGTTAAAGCACCTAAAGTATAAGTAGCTTGATTAGAAGAATCTATTTGAGCTAATAAACCATCTCCAGTAATAACTGAAGTAGCTTGAGTTCCTGAAGTTCCGCTAAGACTAGAAGTCAATGCACCTGGACGAGCTACAGAAGAAGACTCATTAGTAATAGACTTACGTCCATACCATCTTTGTAATTCTTGCTGATACATAAACTCATCCATCATCATTTGCTCTTTAGTAAAGTACCAAAGACGATGTCCATTGTTTTCAATCCACATAATATCTGTAATATCTTTTCCAGATACAGAAATTTTCTTACGAGAAGTCGTAAGGTAATTTTTGTAAGTAGAAGGATATACATAGTTTTCACCTACATCAGATCCATTAGATCCGTTAGGGAAGGCAGAACCAATTGATGCAAAAATTGCATTTGCATGAACATCTGTTAATTGTAATGGATTAGCAGTACCATCAATCATTTCGATTTTAACATCAAAAGATGCAGATGTTACAGTAATACCACCATTAGCAGTAGATTGTGCAGTTGAAGTAGTTGGATCTTCTAATACAAGACCAACAGCTCCAGATTGGAATCTAACCATATCAAATTTGTTTAAGAAATTTGGTGTACGACCTGAAGTGTCACCATCACCTCTTAAATAAATAACGTCTCCGTCAGCATCAGCAGCAGCTACCGCAGTACCTGATACAGATGCAGCACCTGATCCAGCAGTTGATCCTACGAATGTTACACCATCTGTAGAAATCCAACCAGCTGAAAATGTTGGAGCGTTATAACGGTCCATAATCTTCCATTCGAAAGAGTTATCACCGAGTACTTTTTCTTGTGCGAAACGACCTGTTCTTTCCATAAGATAAGTCGCTGAATAACGAGGATACTGTTGAATCAACGTTTTTGCAATCTCTGGGTATTGCAATAGTGCTGTGTTCAAAGCATTCTCAGGAGTTGTTCCAGAACCATAAGTTCCAGTATAAACCTTTGCCATTTTTTCTAAATTTTAAATATTAAACACTATTTTATTATCCAGAGTATTTTCACGTAACTTTGGGCATCGCCCTATTGTATTTGTAAAGCTACTCTCTCATAAATGCAGCAGGATCAAATCCACTCTTCTTTATAGAAGTTTTTGGTCTTGACTTACTGCTAAGACTTGGTGAGGTAATATCATTTAGTATTGATGCTTTACCATCTTCCAAACCTTGATTACGCAAAATTTTAGCAAATTTGTCTTTAAATAACATAAACATAGCAACCTCAGAAGCATTGTCGTGAGAGTTCCAAATATCCTCAGCCATTTTACCTGACGTAATGTACTTATAGGCCTCTTGCGCTTGGCCTTTTGTTACACGACCACCCATAAAAGTATCTAAACCTTTTAAGTAACCTTGTAATTCTTTTTTATTTTTTGCGACTTTTTCCTTAGCCGACATTTCTTCTTCTTGTTTTTGCTTATAGAATTTTGTTTTTTCCTGTTCGATAGCTTGTTTAAGCTGTCTTCTTATTCTATATGCTTCACGTTTCATAACTCCAGAATCTTCCATTTTATCAATAGCTTCTTCTATTTCAAAGTCTTCCATACCATCTGTTTTCATTTCAGCTCCAATCAACTCTCTATCATTCATGTTTAGATATTGATTCATTTTACCAATAGCTTCATTATTTGGTTGATCAACAAATGGTGAGTTTAACGCTTTTATAATATCTTCTTTACTTGCTCCTTGTATTCCAAGCTCTTTTGCAAACTTAGACCAATCTAATTCTCCAGTCTCTTGTGCGCTTTCAGCTTCTTTAACAGCTTCGGGCTGAGAATCGACATCCCAGTCTTCATCTTCTTGGACTTGTTGAGGCTGTTCTTTTTGTTCAGTTTCAATATTGTCCCAAGAAAATCCATCAGTCGATTCTTCTGTTTCTTCTGATTGTGCATTATCTACTTTTTCTGCAGCTTCTTCATTATACTTTCCCTGAAACTGCTCCATCATTTGATCACTAGCAAAAGCTAATGGATCAAACTTTGCTTCTTCAGTTGATTCAGTTGCTGCTGTTTCTACTGTTTCTTGTTCTTGTGTTGTTGATTCTACAGATGCTGCTTCCTCAACTAAGTTTGTTTGTTCTTCTGACATAATTTTATAATTTGTTCCCTAATTTGCAAATATACTAAGATTTTTTAATTATATTTTGCACTCTTTCTTTTCTCTGTGGACTTACGGATGTTTCTTCAGATTCTTTTTGTGCTTTACTTAAATTTTTCTTTTCATCTGTTTCCATTCTTTTTGTTAAAAATATTTGTTTATTCTTAACATTGTGTGCAACATCAGTTGTTTCTCTAGCTAAATCATCTTTCATATCTGCTATTTTAAGATCTGTTTCTGATTGTATTCTAGCAACTTCAACTTTAGCTTGGTTTTTAATTTGTTCAAGCTGTACTTGTCTTTCAAACTCAGCTTGTGATGCGGCTTGTTGTGCCTCCATCATAGCTTGTTGTTGTTGTGCCTGTCCAGCTTGTTCTTTCTTAATCTCTTCCATGGCACGTTCAAGTATATGTTCTGCTTCTGTAAAGGTATCTGCTTTTATTACTTTTATAATATCAAGTAATGTAGCCTGTCCACCTTGTAGAGCAGCTTGTGCAATGCCTTGTAGTTGCTGACGCATAGCATCATCTTTACCAGAGTCTCCAATAAATATACCATAGTCTTGTAATGAAACATCTGGCATAATAGATAAAAATTTATAAGCACCATCAGCTAATATGTATGATGACTTTTTACCATTAGCCCAGGATACTTTCATAAGGTTACAAACTTTTTCAAAAACTCTTTTTTTAACTTGTGAA